ACTCTGCGCGATGCTCGCCAGGATGCGGCACGCCTTGTCGCCAGCGTAGCCCGGATGGCGCACCGTTAGGTACTCGTCGACGGGTGCGTCGGATATCGCGCCGTAGTAACGGACGCGGAGCATCTCGAGGCCGTTCGACGCGCTGACGTGGCGGCGCCACTCCCACTCGGTGACGATGAGGTCGGAGCCGTCGCGCCCCATGATGTCGTCGTTCCGAAGCGCGAACTTCTTCTCGGGTGGCGGCGGGAACTCGAAGCCGCACGAGGGGCAGGTTCGCGCCGTCGGGTGCACGAGCTCCCCGCACTCGTCGCACACTTTCACCGGAGCTTCGCCGTCGCCTTCGCCAGCCTTGTCCGGCGGCTGCACGGCGGTAATCGGCCCGTGCGTGGCGACGACTCCAGCGAAGTCGAGCACGAGGCAGTGATCGGTGTGCGCCTTCGGCCTGAGCCCGCGTCCCGCCATCTGCACGTAGAGGCTCGGCGAGAGCGTCGGGCGGAGCATCGCGATCAGGTCGATGTTCGGCGCGTCGAACCCCGTCGTAAGCACGTTCGCGTTCGTGAGGGCACGCAGCTCGCCACGCTTAAACGCCGCGAGGATGCGCTGACGCTCAGCCTTCGGTGTCTCGCCAGTCACGCAGGCCGCGGGCACGCCTTCGGCCTGTAGGGCGTCGCAAACGTGCTTCGCGTGCTCGACGCCGCAGCAGAAGAAGAGCCACGAGCGGCGGTCGCCTGCGAGCGCGATCACCTCGCGCACGACGGCGGCGTTCTTGTCGGCGGTGTCGACGGCGGCCTGTAGCTCGCTCTCGATGTACTCGCCGCCGCGCTTGTGGACGCCGGTCGTGTCGAGCTTCGCCTGCGTCACCTTCGAGCGCAGCGGGGCGAGGTGCTTCTTGTGCACGAGTTCCTCGATGGAAACGGGCTCGATGAGGTCGGCGAAGAGCGCGGGCTCGTCGGTGATGACCCCGTGGCCGAGGCGGTAAGGGGTGGCAGTCAGACCCACGACGCGGAGCGCTGGATTGATGCGCACGAGGTCGGCGATGAACGTGCGATAGCCGCCCTCATCCTTGTGGCTCACCAGGTGACACTCATCGATGATCACGAGGTCGACGTGACCGACCTCGGCGGCGCGCTTCCTGATGCTCTGAATCCCCGCGAACGTGATGGGCTCGCCGAGCTCCTTCCGACCGATGCTCGCCGAGTAGATGCCCATCGGCGCGCCTGGCCAGTGCTGGCGCATCTTCTCCGCATTCTGCTCGATGAGTTCCTTGACGTGCGTGAGCATGAGAACGCGCGTCTCCGGCCAGCTCGTGAGCGCATCGCGGCAAAGCGCGGCGACGATGTGGCTCTTCCCCGCGCCGGTCGGGAGCACCAGGCACGGGTGCCCGCTCGGGTGCGCTTCGAACCACGCATAGAGCTGGTCGATGGCGCGTTGTTGGTACTCGCGCAATTGAACGGGGCCGCTCATCCCACCACCTTCGCGTCGAACTTGCGTCGAAGCTGAACGAGCGTCGGGTCGACGCACGCCTTCGGATTCGCGACGATCTCCGACGACGAGAAGCCGTCGGGGCCGTTGACGACTTCGGCGCCGTCGATGACGAAGACGGGCGAGCCGTTGTCGTTCATGTACGCCATGAGCCAAGGCACCATGTCGAAGTGAAGCGCGTGGCACTCGTGCGCCTCGCGCATCCAGTCGGTGGGCATCACGTTCTCGCCGTGCCGCGCACACGCCCACGTCGACTCCGGCGTGGCGGTCGAGTGCGCGCAGGTCCGGCAGTTGATCTCTTTGACGACCTTCGAGCCGTGGCAGAGGTCATGCGCCGAGCACCACTTGCACTCGTACCAAGTGGGGTCCGTGCTGATCGGCGGCGGCATCTCGTCGGCGAGGGCGATGCGCTGACCGCGTTCGATGGCGCGCTCTGCGTGCTCGCGGTCGTAGCGCACGCGCTCGGTGTGCAGTCTGTCATCATCCTTGCAGACTGCAACGTACAGGGCGCGGTCGATGCCGGTTCCGCGCATGTACACTTGCATCTGGGTGAAGTGCTTCGGCTGCGACTTCTCGACGCCTTCCTTCTCGACCGCTTCCCATGACTTCTTCGAGTGCGTCTTGATTTCGAGCACGTGCGCCTTCTTCGGGCTCTCCGGCACGCCTGCGGTGATGATGCCGTCGATGCTTCCCGAGACGTGCGAGCCGAACTCCACGCGCGTCTGGTCTGCGCCCGTCGCGCGCACCTTCATCCCGATCGCGCGCAGGTCTTCGACGACCGTCTCCTCCTCGCGGTGCCCGCGGCGGAAGACGCGCAAGATGCGGCCTGGAAACTGCTCGCGGAACGCCCAACGGAACGAGAGCCAGAGCTTCCGCTCGCACTTCTCGCCGAGCGTTGATGCGCCCATGTGCGGGCGGAACGCCTCCTTGTGCGACGCGCGCTTCGCCTCGTGCGCCGCGTCGATGAGGGCGTCGTTCGAGTTCTCATGTGCTACAGGCGAAAGCGAGGACCGCCGTCGAACGCCTTCCGGCGGCGGCCCTCACCTTCTCAAAGGGTCACTTCGCCCAGGGCGGCTTCGGCCCGGCCTTCGCAGCCGCCTTCGGGGCAGCCGCCGGTGCAGGCGGCGCGGAGCCCTCGAGGCTCTTGTGGCCCTGCACCTCGTTCTGTGCGTCGTAGCCGTTGCTCGCCTCGCGCACCTTCAGCTTCACCGACACGTTGCAGCCGAGAAGCTGGTCGGTGTCGTTGACGCGGGCGAGCCCGACGCAGCGGCAGAGCTCGGCGAGCTGCTCGCGGCCGATGGATTCGGCCTTCGGGTTCTCGTTCCTGACGTTGTAGTTCGACCAGACCTTGCGGCCTGCGCCGCTCGGTCCCGAGATCGTGTACTCCACGCGGAGGTACTGACCCGTGCCGCTCTTGGTCTGCTTCACCTCGGCGCCGGTGATGGATGCGGTGTACCAGCCGGGGGCGAGGACCTCGAAGGACTTCTCGGTGGTCGGAACGGAGGATGCGTCGAAATCGAAGGATGCCATGGTGTTCAGTCTTTCTTGCTGTCGGTGGACTTGTGTGGGGCGGTGATTGCGAACGACGGGCGACCCGGCGTCGTGGTGATGGCGCCAAGAAGCGGCGCGGTGATGGTCGGTGCGGCGGCTTTCCACGCGCTCGCGTTGATGTCGGCGCTCCATCGGAAAAGGCTTCCGAGGTGTTCGGAGAGACCGTGTTCGGCGGCGAGCTCCTGCAAGCGCTCCGCGTCGACCTTGCGGTTCATCCGCCCCACGATCTTGATGGCGTAGCCGGTCTCCGTCTTCGCGTTCGTCGTGCCCTCTTTGCCCTCTTCGAGCGCGAGGAGCTCCACGAGGCGGTCTTCGATGGTGCGGCGGCGAGCGACGGCGATCGCCTCGTCGGCCTTCGCGTCGCACCACTGGGCGGAGAGTTCGTCGAGTTCGCGGCTCATTCGTCGCCTCCTTCGATCCAGTCCTTGCAGGTATCGAGCGCGAGTTGAATCAGGCGGATGGAACGCTCATTGGCCGGCTCGATTTCCGACGGTGCGCTTTTAAAATACGCCGTGCGCCGCCCGTCTCTTGCGAGCATCAGGTGAACGTCGAAATTTGGAGCGTACCGAATGACTGCGCCCTCCCCGCCAATGTCAGTAACCAGCCCGACCAAGTCCAGGCGTTCGAGTTCCTTCAGGACCTTTTGAAGATGAGTGCCGCTCACGACGCACCCCCGATCTTGCGAATGACGGCGCCGAGGTCCGGCGCTTCCCACGCGTCGAGGCGACCGCTGCGGTCCTTCGCCGTCCACAGGCCGTCCGGGTGCGCCATGAGGGCGCGTTGCGGAACGCCATCGCCGTCCTTCTCGACGCGCAAGGCGAGCACCTCGTCGAAGAAATACGGCAATTGCTGCCCGGTCTTGTTGCCGGGCATCGACGGCGCGTAGAACACCTTGCCCATCTCGTCGGTGCTCTTTTCGAGCTTCGCGCTCATGTAGACGTGACGGCCGGGCAGGTCGCGGAAGGCGCGGATGAGATCCGTCATCTGCTCCTGCATCGCGCCGTACGCCTGCCTGGGGTCTTTGGCGATCTTCTTCTCGTAGTTCAGGACGACCTCGGCGATCTCCGAGATCGAGTCGACGGCGACCGACTCGAAGCCGCGAGCCTCGTCGGAGCCCGCGAGCCACTCGTACGCCTCGCGCAGCGTCGCCATGCTCGACACCTCGACGTACGG